CTAAGTTCTACAGATTTTACAGTTGATTTATGGATTAGACCTGACAACGTTACAGGTTATAAAGGCATTTGGCAATCAGGAACAAGCACAACAGAACAATCATATTTATTAGGTAACCAAGTTTATTGGACTGTAAACCCATCAACAATTATTACTACTTCAGTTACAGTATCTGCTGGTGTTTGGACTATGTTGTCTTATGAAAGACAAGGCAACACTCACAGAATATATAAAAATGGAACTTTAGAAGATACAGTTTCTACAGGTAATAAACAAGATAATGGTTTATTTAGTATTGGAAAAAATGGCTTTGGTGATTTTGATGGTTACATAGATGAAGTAAGAGTTTCAGATATTGCAAGATACGGAGGCTCAAGTTTTACAGAACCTACAAGCGCGTTTTCTGTTGATTCAGATACAATAGCTCTTTTACATTTTGATGGAGCTGATGGATCAACTGATATGATCAATGCTCTAAATGCAGAAGCTTTAGTTCTTACATCTAATGATGGAACGTTAGCTGCAACTGGAACTGCTGAAATATCTTTAACTGGAGAACTATTAAGTATTACAGAAGGTAATATTAATGTAGCTGCTAATGCAGACGTAGTGGTCACTGGTCAAGAATTGACCATGCAAGAAAATGCTCCAACAGTTACTGGAGATGCTAATGTCACTGCAACAGCTTTACCTATGACAACAGCTCTTGGCACAGCTGTTTTAGATGCAGTTAGCTTTATTGATGTAACAGGTCAAGAAATGACCATACAAGAAGGTCAGGCAGATGCAACAGATTCTGTTGCTAAACCAACCGGTATAGCCATGACAATGGCTGAAGGAAGTGTAATAGGACCAATTATATGGAACCCAGTGCCTACAGGTAATGCGCCTATAGATCCTCCGGGTTGGAAAGAAGTAGCTTGATTTAGATAATAATATAATTATAATGGAAATATTAAGGAATTTAAAATTTTAGGAGAACTATAATGGGTGTTATTTCATGTGGAACAACTATGTTGGATCAAGGTCAGTTTCAAAACTTACCTGTAGTAAATTGGGATACAACTGTCAAAACAGCAAATTTTACAGCAGTTGCTGGTAACGGATATTTTGTAAATAGCACTGCAGCAGCTAGAACAGTTACTTTACCTGCCTCACCAAGTGCTGGAAATATTGTATCAGTAAAAGATTATGCAGGAACTGCAAGGACAAATTCTATTAACATTGCTAGAAATGGATCAAATATAAATGGCGCAGCAGAAGACGTTATAATAATAAATTCAGGTGGCGCAGTAACACTTTTTTATATAGATGCTACTCAAGGTTGGGTGGTAATTAATGCAGGGCAAACAAGTGATGCAGAAGCTCCCGCATTTATTAGTGCTACTGGAGGAACCGTAACAACTTGTGGAGATTATAAAATTCACACATTCACAAGTCCAGGAACTTTTTGTGTTTCTGCAATTGGTAATGCAGGTGGAACTAACACATTTGACTATATGGTAGTAGCTGGGGGAGGTGGAACAGGTTCTAAAAGAAACGGTGGAGCTGGTGGCGGTGGCTTTAGAGAAAGTTCTGGAGCAGCAGGTGGTTGTTATCCAGTTAGTCCATTAGCAAGTGCAACTGTATTAACGGCAATTACAGGAGGCGCTACAGTAACTGTAGGCGCTGGAGGTGGTAGAGATTGTTCTAGAACTAACGGATCAGATAGTTCGTTAGGAGGATCATATGCAATTACATCCAATGGAGGAGGATATGGTGGTCATGACAGTGGTAGTTTTCTTGGTAACCCTGGAGGAAGTGGTGGTGGTGCAGGTGGATGTTCAGGAAGGCCATTTCCTGCTGGTAATGGAAATGATCCACCTGTAGACCCTCCTCAAGGACAACCTGGAGGACCGGCTAACACAGGAAATCCAAATGCCGGTGCTGGTGGCGGTGGAGCTACAGATGCAGGAGATGCTAATCCAAACCCTGGACAAGGAGGTGTAGGGGGAGATGGAGCACAAACTTCTATATCAGCAACTGCTACTTATTATGCCGGTGGTGGTGCAGGAGGATCTAATTTCCCAGGAACTGCTGGAAACTTTGGAGGTCTAGGAGGAGGCGGTCCAGCCGTCCCTGTTCCAGCTCCAGCCCCTAACCCAAATCAAAATGGATTAGCAAATACCGGCGGTGGAGGTGGTTCTGGTCGAGATGGAACTAATAACACTGGTGGAAGCGGTGGAAGTGGTATAGTTATAATAAGGTATAAATATCAATAGAGGTTTTTATGGCACATTTTTCAAAATTAGGTATTAATGGAAAAGTAATTCAAGTAGTTCCATTAGAAGATAAATATTTATTAGATGCTGATGGAAATGAAAACGAAAAAATTGGTCAACAATATTTAGAGAGAAATCATAATTGGCCTGCAGAAATGTGGATTAAAACTTCATATAATACATATAAAAATCAACACACCGAAGGAGGAACTCCGTTTAGAGGAAATTATGGAGGAATTGGTTCTATTTGGGATGAAGATAATCAAATTTTTTGGCCTAGAAGACCATATCCTTCTTGGGTAAAAAATGTTGCAACTGCATCTTGGAAGTCACCAATCGGTGATGCTCCAAATTTAACTTCTGAGCAAATTTCTCAAAATGAAGCCGAAACACATTCTTGGGATTATGTGTGGAACGAAGAAGAAGAGTCTTGGGATTTGACAAATAGTTTATTGTAACATAAATTAAGTGGTGGTATGGAAAAGAAAGTTTTAAGTCAACAAGTTATTTATTTTGGAGAAGTAAAAATACCAAAAGGTTTTGAAATTGACAAAGAGTGTTTATCTAAAAATATTTTACACGAAACTTATTATAATCAACAACTTCCTTGTTTTGCAAAACATATTGATCAATTAAATTCTTTTATTAGAGATCATATTTCTATTGAAAATAACTTTAAAATATATAGTGAACGTTTTTTTGGAAATATGTATAAACCAGGAGAGAGCTCACCTTTACTATTAGGTGCTGATTTTAATAATTTAAAAAATTCTGTTGATTATACAACACTATATGGAATTGATGTTAATAGTTGTTTTGTAAATATTTATTTTGACGATAATAGAAAAAAAGAAAGGATGTATAGAACAGAACTTAAAACTAATATGTTTTTAATGTTTCCATCAACAAATAAATATATTATTGAAAATAAACAAGAAAAATATTTTAATTTTGTTGAAACTATTACTTATGCTCATCCATAAAAAATTTTTAGATAAAAAAGATTTTAAAAACCTTCAATCTGAAATAATGTCTGGAAGGTTCCCTTGGTATTTTTCAGATGGTGTGGTTGATTATTGTGATCCTTTTTTTCAATTTTATTTTTTATTTTATAAAAATGGACAACCTAACTGTGATCCAAAAATTATAAACATGATAAAACCTATTTTAGATAAATTAAAAATAAAAAAACTTTATAGAGTAAAAGCTAATTTAAACTTACAAACAAATGAAATAATTGAACACGGCTTTCACACAGATTGTGATGATAAGAAAAGTAAAACAGCTATTTATTATATAAATACTTGTAATGGGTACACTAAATTTAAAGGTAATAAAAAAATAAAAAGCGTGGCTAATAAATTAATTGAATTTAATTCACAAATTAAACATACTGGATCAAGTTGTACTGATAAAAAACGAAGAGTTATTATAAATTTTAACTATATATGAATTTAAAAAATTATTATTGGTGTTTTACCTCTGCCATTCCTCCTAGATTGTGTGATGATATAATAAAACATGCTCTGTTAAAAAAAGAAACTCTAGGAAGAACAGGGACCTTTGGTGATAAAAAATTATCAAAAGAACAAATTAAAGATTTAAAAACTAAAAGAAACTCTAATTTAATATGGTTAAATGACCCTTGGATTTATAGATTAATACACCCATATATACATAGAGCTAACAAAAACGCTGGTTGGAATTTTGAATGGCATAGATCAGAGGCTGTTCAATTTACTAAATATAAAGTTAATCAACATTATGATTGGCATTGTGATGGTTGGAATAAACCATATGAAAGAAAAAACAAAAATGACCCTGAGCATGGTAAAATTAGAAAATTGTCATTGACTTGTCAATTAACAGATGGGTCTCAATACGAAGGTGGAGAATTAGAATTTGATTTTAGGGATTATGATCCCCATATGAGAGATGAATTAAAACATAAAATACATTGTAAGGAAGTGCTACCTAAAGGATCTATAGTTGTATTTCCGTCATTTGTATGGCATAGAGTTAAACCAGTAACGAAAGGAGTAAGATATTCATTGGTGATGTGGAACCTAGGATATCCATTTAAATAATATGTTCATAAATAATTATTATAACACAACTATTTGGCATGAAGAAAAATCAGAATTTTTAAAATCTTTAAATAAAGCTACTAATAAATATATTAAAGATGCTAGAAGTTTTCCTGAAGCAAAACAATATATAAAGAAACATGGAGATTTTGGAAGAAGCTTCCATTCAACATCTCTAATAAATGATACTGATTTTTTAGATTTTAGAAATTATATTGGACAAAAATCTTGGGAGTATTTAGATCATCAGGGTTATGATATGTCACAATACACAACTATGTTTAGTGAGATGTGGGTACAAGAGTTTGCAAAAAAAGGCGGAGGTAATCACTCTGCACACATACATTGGAATCAACATGTATCAGGTTTTTACTTTTTAAAATGTAGTGATAAAACATCTTATCCAATATTTCACGAGCCAAGAACCGGTGCTCGTGCTACTAAATTAAAAATGAAACCAAATCGAAAAGGTGTGTGGCCCGGTGAAGAATATATAAATTTTAAACCTAAACCAGGGACCCTTATAATATTTCCTGGATTTTTAGAGCATGAATTTGCAGTTGATCATGGTGTAGAACCATTTAGATTTATACATTGGAATTTACAAGCAGTTCCAAAAGAACTAGCAAAAGATGTTTAAAATAACAAATAATTTTTTTGATAAAAAGCAATATAAAAAAATGAAAAATATAATCACTGATAAAAATTTTCCTTGGTATTTACAACATAAAATTACTGAGAAAGATAAAGGTATTTTTTTCTCTCATATTTTTTTTAATGATAATGGTATTAATAGTGTTTATTATAAAGACATAGTGGTTCCTTTTATAGAAAAATTAAAAATTAAAAAATTATTAAGATCAAAAATAAATATGTATCCTAAAACAAATAAAGAAATCGCTCATGGTTTTCACACAGATAGAAGAGATAAACACAATGTTGTTTTATTTTATTTTAATAAAAATAATGGACATACTTTATTTAAAAATAAAAAAGTTAAATCAGAGGACAATAAAGCCGTGGTGTTTGATGGATTATTTAAACACTCTAGTACAAGTTGTACAGATAAAGATTATAGAATTACTTTAAATATTAATTATGAGTTTTAAAAAAAATAGATATAAAATAGTTAGAAATGTTATATCAAAAGATCTTGCAATCTTTGTTGCAAATTATTTTTCTATGAAAAAACAAGTTCATGATACTTGTTTAGAACGTCAATATTTTTCACCTTACGAAAACATATTAGGTTTTTATGAATTAGAGCATGAACAAATTCCAGGTAGCTACTGTTGCTACGCTGATATCGCCATGGAAACTTTAATGTTAAAATGTCAACCGATTATGGAAAAGGCAACAGAATTAAAATTATATCCTGCATATACATACGCTAGAATTTATAAAAAAGGGGATAAACTTGAAAGACATAAAGATAGATTTAGTTGTGAGATATCTACTACTATGAATCTTGGAGGTGATCCTTGGCCAATATATTTAGAGCCGTCTGGTAAAGAAGGACTAAAAGGTGTTAAAGTAGATTTAAAACCAGGAGATATGTTGATATATTCTGGTTGTGATTTAGAACATTGGAGAAACAAATTTAAAGGTAAAGAATGTATTCAAGTTTTTCTACATTATAACAATCAAAAAACTCCTGGATCTAAAGAAAATATTTTTGATAAAAGACCACATTTAGGTCTTCCAACTTGGTTTAAAAGGTAGTATATTATAATGGAGGCAGTGGACACCACCACATACCACCCGCTGTCTCCTTTATAATACAGTCGTTGACACTGTTTAATAAATTGAATAATATAGCTAAATTTAAGGAACCCAAAATATGGCAAATACTACATCAGCAAATTTAAAATTAACAGTACAACAAACTGGAGAAAATGCAGGAACTTGGGGTCAAATTACTAATACTAATTTATTGATTCTTGAGCAAGCAATAGGTGGATACGATACAGTTGACTCTGCATCAGGTGCTACTTTAACTTTTTCAAACGGAGCATTATCTGATGGTAAAAATCAAGTATTAAAACTAACCGGTACAATTTCTGGTAATGTAAACGTAACTATTCCTGATTCAATTGAAAAAACTTATATTGTAGAAAATGCAACAAGTGGAGCCCATACTGTAACTTTTAAAACAAGTTCAGGAACAGGTATAACATGGTCTGCAACAGACAAAGGTAAGAAAATTTTATATTCTGATGGAACTAATATTGAAGAAGGAGTTACATCGACAGGTAGTTTAATTACCGGAGACATTACTACAAACACTATTTACACTAGTAATCTTACAGTAACTAATGACACAAATGTTAGCGGTATTACTATAAGTGACAATGTTACAGCAGCAAATAATATTACAACTACATCTGGAGATGTAGTTTCATCTGCTGGTAATATGACAGATCAAAAAGGTGAAGTAAGATTGGTTCCAGCAAATACTCAAGGATCAACATATACTTTAGTAGCTAGTGACCATGGGAAAGTTATTATTGCTTCTGATACAATAACAGTTCCTTCTGGAGTTTTTTCAACAGGTCAAACTATTTCAATTTATAATAACACTGCTAGCAGTATTTCAGTAAATCGTTCTGGTGTTACTATGTATTGGGCAACTGATGGAACAAATGCAGATAGAACCTTAGAAACTAGGGGAGTTGCAACCATTCTTTGTGTAGGAACAGATACATTTGTAATTACTGGTGGAACTTTATCATAGGAAAAAACTATGACTCATTATGCTTTATTAGCAGGTGCTGGTGGTTGGTTTCCATTAGCAGCTTCAGGTGGAACAGAATCTATTGAAAATATTGGTGGAATAGATTATAAAGTTCATAAATTTACAACAACAGGAACATTTACAATTTCAAGAGCGGGTACTCAAGGTCTTATCCAAGTATTTATGTGGGGAGGCGGTGGAGGTATTGGCGGTTACTCTACATCACTTGATCCTGGGAGAAATGGTGGAGATGGTGGTGGAGGAGCCTATTCTGAAAATACATCAATTAGTGTAAACGCTGAATCGTTAAGTGCTTGTGTTGGCGGTGGAGGCGGAGTAGGTTCACTTGGTTCAGGATCAGGTGGAGGTGCCGCTGGTTCAGGTGTAACAATAGGTCCAACAAATTATTATTTTGGTGCAAGAGGAAGTAATGCAGGTCCATCAGGAACTTCAGCTGGTGGCGGTGGAGGTGGTGGAGCTTCTGCTTTATTAAGAAGTACAACAGGTTTAATAGTAGCTGCCGGAGGCGGTGGCGGAGGTGGTGTTGAAAGAGCAGGTTTAGGATATGCTGCTGGAGACGGCGGAGGCGGCGGTGAAGATGGTACTGCTTCACCTCAAGGTGCATCAGGAGGAACTGCAGGTTCATCAGGCACAACAAATGGTTTATTTAATGATCCAACTGGAGACAAATCTGCTGGAGGTGGCGGTGGAGGTGGTACTGCTGGTGGTGGCGCTGGAGGTAATCCAAGTGGAGACAACCAAGGTGGTGGAGGTGCTGGTGGTGGTACTTCTACAGGAACAAGTGTTACAAATGGAAGTGGAAGAGAACCAGGAAACAATACAGGCTATAATGATTCTGATTATGGCAAAGGAGGAGGTGGAGGTTATCCTCCATCACAATCAGATGGTAACGGTGGACTTATAGTGATAAGATACCCAATAGAATTTCCAGGATAATTATGTTGCAAAAACTTAACTTTAAACCCGGTTTTAATAAAATGGTCACGGACTCAGGAGGTGAATCTCAATGGGTGGATGGTGACTTTGTTAGATTCAG